CCCGATATTGAACCTAAAACAATACCTTATTTTGATTTTGAGCATTTGTTACTTCATATCAGATCAAAAAGTGTAGGTGAAACTGCTGATTTTATGCTTAAACATGATACAGAAGAGTGTGGTCATACGAATAAAGTAGCTACTAGATTAGATAATATTGTTTATAAAACAGATGAGAAGCATACTGATAAGGTACAGTTGAATGGAGATCTAGGTGTAAAGATGAAATATCCTACCATTAATACTGTTAAAGGTCTTGGTGAAATGGATACTAAAAAGTTATTCGATGTTGTAATAGCTAGTATTGATTATGTTTATGACAACGAAACGGTATATGATGATTTCTCTAAAGATGATGTTAATTCTTTTGTAGAGAGTTTATCTAAAGAACAGTTTAATAATTTATCTGAATTCTTTAATACTATGCCTGTAAGTAGAATAGAAGTTAAATATAAATGTGAAGGGTGTAATGAAGATGTAGAAACACTGGTGTCTGGTTTCGAAAGTTTTTTTTCCTAAGCCTGTGTCATACAAATCTTAGTAATTACTACAGAATGAATTTTGCTATGATGCAGTACCACAAATATTCTCTTACCGAACTAGAAGAGATGATACCCTTTGAGAGAGAAATCTACACACAGATGTTAATAGAGTATTTAAGAGAACAAGAAGAGAAAAGAAAAAATAATGGCTAATCTTCCCAATCCTAATCCTGACAATGCCAGTGGTAAAGCTGCGGCCAGTGACGCTAAAAAACAAAGTTTTTCACTTCTAGGAGCTATAAAAAATATTAGCCCTATGAGTAGAAAACAGGGTGCGTCTATGCTTGCGGTTCTTGAAGGGAACGGGAAATATTTGAATAGTTTATCTGAAGATATATCTAGTTTGAATACTAATTTTATGGACTGGACTAAAGACTGGTCAGAAACAGTAAATGCTGAAGCTAAAGATAGGATTGATGCGAAACGGGCTGCTCGCGAGACTGCTATGGAAAAGAACACGGTGCCAAAGCCGGGTGAAGAGGAAAAAGAAGATAAGAAGCCTGGCATGTTGTCTGGATTGAAGTTACCAAAACTCGGTATTAAATCAATCGTTTTGATGGCAGCGGCCGCTGTTCTCGCTTTTGTTCCATTTGATAAAATAATAAAAGTTTTTGAAGAAGATTTACTACCGGCGCTAGAGACGTTTTATAATAAAGGTTTGGTTCCCTTCTACGAAGGATTTTTAAAACCTATAATAGAGTGGTTTGGAGATACAGGATTGCCGGCTTTAGGTGCAGCATTTATGCGGAGCTTGACAACCCTTGGCGATTTATTTGAAGGTTTAGGTAACGTAGGGCAACTCCTATTCTCTGGTGATTTTAGTGGCGCAGGTAATGAGCTTATTAATACATTATATAATGCTATCGTCGATATATTAGACAACGCATTAACGTTTGCATTGGAATTATTTGGTATAGATATGGGAGGTAAAACTGTATTTGATGTTGTTGGGGATTGGTTTGGTGATATAATGAAATCGGTTACAACTTGGTTTAAAGATAATATCTACAATTCTGATACTGGAGCGATCTTCGGGTACCAAATGTCTAGTTTAGGTCTAGGAGATTCGTTTAGTGTTATTGGTACAAAAGTAAGCCAATGGATTAAAGATAATATCTATGATGGAGATGCTAATACTATCTTTGGCTATGCAATACCAGAGAAATTATTTGATTTTGCTATATTTAATTTTATAAAAACATCAATAGATGGTGTAATAACATCGATAAAAAACATATTTGCTGGTGATTTTTCTATAGAGAATTTCAAGGAATTGTTCGGTAGCTTGTTTGATATAGCTTTTGCTGGAATAAATCTAGCTGTCAATGCTATCAAGGATATATTTAACTGGGGAGACCCGGATAAACCATTCAAACTGTCAGAATTCATATTTGGAATCATTGATAGCTATATAGGTTTCTTTACTAATAAAGAAAATACCGGTATCTTTGATTTCTCTGAACCCGGAGAAGAATTTAGTATTATGGGTGTGATAGAAAATCTTATGAAAAAGGTGGGTGATTTCTTTACAAACTTATTCGATATAGACTTCGGAGCAATTGCTAAAAAATTAGTTCCTGATGCTCTTAAAGCAGTTCTACCCGATTCTCTCTTTGAGTCTGATGAAGAAAAAAAAGAAAATCAAAAGAAAGAGTTACAAGAAGAAATAACCAATGAACAAGCATACTCTGATAAAACGACTCGTATAATTGATAATAAACTTGCAAAAAAATCATACGACAAGATGAACTCGGCCGATAAGGAAAGTATTGATCGGGATAGGAACCGGTTGAATAAGAGTAACAGTAGAAAAAAAGAATTAGAAGCACAATTAGAAGCACTAGAACCTTCAATTCCTGCAGAAACTCCAACCCTTGGAACAACGAGTGGTTCTACTACTAATGATTCTACCGCCACCCTTGGAACAACGAGTGGTTCTACCGCGAAGACGCTGGAAGTTGCTATGGGATCAGACGCTAATGCAAAGGCAGCAGGAACTGTAATAGTTTCTACTCCACCCGCAGCGGCCGCTGCTCCTGTCAACGGAGGAGGTTCTAGTACTACCAATGTCTCTTCTAGTAGTGTCAATCACGTTTCTAATGTTGCACTAAGAGACCAAGTTAGACCTGAACAGTCTCATATGAGAAGATTTAGTGCGACATAAAAAAAGAGGGAGCTAAAAAGCCCCCTCTTTCGTTGAACAACCTTTCTATTTAATCGTCGTCTGCCAACTTCTTGAAGAACGAAAGACTTTCATCATCATCATCAGTGCTCCATGGAACACTATCAGTCTCTACAGCAGGTGCAGAACGTGCTTCTGGTGCAGCGGTAACAACCCTAAGATCTGGCTTAGTTTCATTACCTAGAACACGACTTAATCGTGTCTGTAGCTCTTCATAAGACTTGAAGTTCTTTGGATCAAGAAACTCTACTAACGAGTACTGTGAATTCCAAATCTCTTCTAGTCGGCTATCTTCGCCTTCTACTGGTGAAGCAGTTTCAAACTCAGACTTATCATAGTTACGATAGCCTTCATAGTTACGGATCTTTAGCTTGAAGTTAGCACCTTCCCATAGGTCGAATGGGTTGACTGGTGACTCGTCTTCAAACTCTGGTTGCATTGCATTCTGAAGCTTCTCAAAGATCTTCGCACCATACTGATACAAGAAGACCTTACCCTCATTCTGTGGGTTGGCAGGATCCTTTACAATCAAAATGTTTGAGAAATACTTTAGACGGCGCTTCTGCTTACGAGCAACATCCTTATTAGATTCGATGCCTGAATTCCACAACATTGAATTGTGTTCGGACAAAGGATCTTTTTCACCAACACCCAGTGAAGTACGGGAATTTTCGATATACCAACCACCAGGACCTTGAAAGCCGTGATCATAAATCTTAACCCATGGCACATCTTCACCATTTGGTGCTGGTAGGAAACGAAGTACTGCATAACCATTGCCTGACTTATCGACTTCTGGCTTCCAAAGGCGTTGGTCGCGGACATTATCAGTACGGGTGGTTAACTTCTCAGCGGCCTTAACTAGACTATCGAGTGAGGTCTTCTGAGTCTTCTTTAGATTTGCAAAACTGGTAGACATTTATATTCTCCTTGATACGACTTAATACGATATATTTCGACTTGATACGACTTAAACAAAAACATTCTTCATTACCATATGGTACTCCTTTTTATCTGTTACTACGAAGGGCGAATACTTTCTGACTTTCTTATTATACTCTAACCAGACATACTCGTCAAGTAAAAAATGGTCTAAATGGCGAATAAAATTTAATACACGGTCTAGTATAATAAACGACTCTAGTGATATCTCCTCTCCAATTAAAAGTTTCAGGATAATAGGGTGTTGGTCATCTACACAAGTGAAAATCTCATCGAACGACACCTTATTGTCATCCATATAGTCTCTTATGGTAACCATATCTTCTTTAAACGAATACTTCAATGATTGTTTTTTCTTTTTCCATTCACTGAATATTCGTTCTGCTTTATCACCAACCATAGTTCCAATCCAACTAGATTGGTCCATGACTAAATTAGAAACAAAGAAATCAACTAAATCTTCTTGGTATTTCTTTTCAATCTTTTCAAAGAAGAACTTATCTTTACGTTTCAGAAAGGTTTCTTCTTTAACTCTAGCTTTACCTTTATACTTGAAGTAATCGTAACTGTCCGATGTGAAATGGTTTTTCAATGCGACATACGTTTTATATGCATTATAACCAGGATAATACATTAGACGGGCAGTTGACATAGTTTTTCTTTTAATAGATTCAGGCTACTTGCTTCAGCTTCAATCTTAGAACGAATCACTTTGTTTAGTAGTTTAGGGATTACCTCAATTTCTAGTTGGTGTTTATTACAGTAATGTACTATAGCATCAATATAAGATTCGCCTGTCTCTATAACAAACTTTTCTAAATCAATATTAAAGGTAAGTCTATCAATTATCATTATTAAGGCCACCCACTGTTTTACGAATAATATCATCACTTAGAGGTTCTGGATAATAAATCTCTAAGACAATACAAGCACTTTTACTATGAAACCAATGATATTCGTTTGGCTTAACTGTAGTGAACATCCCAGGACTTAGAGATGTTGTATCAATTAAATCATAATCATTCTTCCTAACATTAATATCAATCAGACCACTAACACAATAGAAACCATTCCACTTGTGTTCGTGCTTGTGTTCTGAACATCGATAGCCAGGGTTAGTGATAATTTTATGTACTTCAATAAAAGGTGTTACTAAGATTGGTTCTGTTGAACCCCATACCTTTCCGTAAATCATTTAACATATTCCAGATAGTTATATCCAATCTTAATCCTATTTACTGCTTTAGTTAGATCGATTTTATTGTTGATTCGATCTAATCTTGCTTTTGCTGCTTTACTGCTTTTAATTACCCACATTTTTAACTACTCCATCAATATCTAATAGTTGTTTCAAAACAGTTTCGAAATTATCTAACCTAATCATGTTAGCACCATCAGAAGGTGAACTCTCAGGATCAGGGTGAACTTCCATAAAGACACCCGCAATACCAATCGCTACGGCCGCTTTAGCTAGAATAGGCGCATAGTAACTATTACCACTCGACTTGTCACCACCTCCACCAGGATGTTGTACTGCATGTGTACAATCCATAACTACTGGTCCATATTCTTTCATCACATCTAATCCACGCATATCTACAACCAAGTTGTTATAGCCAAACGTAGTACCACGTTCTGTTACTATGACTCTATTATAACCGAAACTCTTTAGTTTGTCAACCACATTCTTCATTTCCCACGGAGAAAGAAATTGACCCTTCTTTACGTTCACTGGTTTGCCTGTTAAAACAGCAGCTTCTAACAGATCTGTTTGCCGACAAAGAAACGCTGGGATTTGTAGAATTGATGTATTGATAATCTCAGCTTGCCAGACATCATGAACATCTGTGATAGTAGGCACATCTAATTCAGTATGAATATGGTCAAATACATTCATCGCCATTTCGATACCTTTACCGCGATACCCATTGATGGATGTACGATTAGCTTTATCGAAACTCATTTTAAAACAAAAGTTAACATCATACTTCTTACACGTTTCTGATAAAGAAGATGCAATATCGATAGCTAAATGAGAATCTTCAAAAACACAGGGCCCAGCAATAATAGAGAGTTTTTTATCATTGCCAAGCCTTTCATAAAAATCATTCATAAAAAATGTGACTCCCTATAGTTGTTGCTTGTTTCATATCTCTAGACCATTTAGGACTTACGGTTATAGCATGGTAGTGTGTAGAGCCTTCTGTGAAATCTTCGATGGTATAAAGTAAAAGTGATTGGGCTATATGAAGTGAAATCCCCCATGCTTCTTTGTCTTTAGGATTATCAGATTTGCCATCGCAAAACCATGAGAAATGACATTTATTTTTTATTGGATTGTTATTCCAATATCGGCCTTGTTTAACTACTTCACAAATAGTATTAGGAAACCTATTACTTTTTACACGATTTTGTGTAACTAATCCTACTGCATATTGACCCAGAACGTCTTCTCCTCTTGATTCGAAGTAGATATTTTTAGCAAGACATTCAAGATCCTTATGATTTATATCTTGGTGATTAGCATTGGCTGTTCCTGGACTTATCGCAAGAGCAAACAAAACTAACAATAGTATTACTAGTGGTCCAAAAATAAATCTAAATAGTCTCTCCTCCGAGATTCTATACAATATATTTTCCTTCGTTGTTTGTAAGTAGGCCCGTTAGATAACAGGGTGGAGCCTATACCCCGTGATACTTATTCAGTCTAGGCCGCTAGGCGATATTCTGAATAGTTATCAATTGCAATATTATCGTTTGCATTTATATTATAGCCCGATACGGTGGTACAATGCCGGTTACCTCAATTTGACCATTACTACGCCAGTCGATCCTATTTCACTCCCCTCAAAAATACACCTTGATGTGCTTTTGGTGGAAGTGCGGGGTACCGCCCCCCGGTCCTGAACGTCTATGCCGTCTCCTCTCAAGCAGTAACAAACTTATTTATCTTTAAGCACTATTCCGTTCTAATGGCAATCTATCACTATCAAAATTATACCACTTGGCAAGACTACCATTCGACATCACATCCCTAAAATGGGCCCAAACTAACCACCTCTCTTGCCGTCTAAAGACACGTTGATCTAGTCCTTGGGGAACAAGACTTTCTGGCTCTAGCCAAACTTCTTCTCCAGTATCGATCTTTAATGTAATATATGGCTTAGGCATTTCTACACTCCTTGCTCATCATCACTATAGACATTATAGCAAAGGATAAGACATTTGTCAAGTGTTTTTTTTAGAAAATGATTTTAAAATCAACAAAAAGCAAAGCAAGTACACCCGCTATTAAAACCAGATCTGCACACACACTCCAAATGATATATGCTTTAAACAAATATTTACCTATTTCTTTTACAAAGGGGTTCTTCATCAGATTCCCCCACGATTAATTGTACCATTATAGGTCTCCTTTTATTTTTATTTATAACAATCACTCGTCTTTTGTAGTCTCTTTCTGATAATCCATACCCTGCTTCAAGTAATTGGTCAAGCCAAAGATATCAGCACCTTGCGCCCTCAACGAAGTCCAGAACTGTTTATAATCGACTTGTACGGGATTGCCAACAGGTTGACCAATACGAGAAGCGTAGTTGTCGGCGGATTGCAGAAGTTCCTCAAACTTATTAAGGATTTCCCTTTGCCTTTCCTCTGTATAGATATTTTTAGTATCATTCATGGCCGGCTCCGATTCTAGCAAAAGTTTCTTTCAGTAATTCAGCGTTTTTATCACTGATAACATAACCATTCTCAGATGGAGGTCCGGCTTTAGATAGTTTCCAAGTTTCATCACTCTGTGGAGTAATCCAACAAACTCTTTTACCATCATATAGACCTTCCCAATAAGTCAAAACTTTTACAGGATATCCACCAGATCTTCCATTATGTTTAAGCCAAGTGATTTTAGATTCTTCCATTATATCCTCTTTAGTGGCTCCGGAGGACGGATTCGAACCGCCGACAAAGAGATTAACAATCTCCTGCTCTACCACTGAGCTACACCGGATTAATTAGTTTTTTAATCGTTTTAGCATACAAATTATGTTCTACTTTTTGTATTTTCTTATACATCGACTCTTCAGTATCATCTGGTAAAATCTCTACTGGTTGCTGAGATATAATTTCTCCAGTGTCCATACCTTCATCTATATAATGTACTGTTACTCCTGTCCATTTAACACCATAATCTAATGCTTGTTCTATAGCGGTAATACCAGGGAATGAAGGCAACAACGAAGGATGTATATTAACACATTTCTTACTCCATCGTCTGGTGAATTCATTACTTAGAAGACGCATAAACCCAGCTAGTACAATCAAATCAACTTTGTTATCATTACAAAACTGAGTAACTTTAGTCTCAAGGGCTGTAAGATTAGATATCACTTCTGTAGGAATACCAGCTACAGTAGCTCTTTGTAAGCCTTTAGCTTTAGAATTATTTGAAAACACTTTTTTGATATTAAAACCAATATCAATAAGGGCTTGCAAATTGCTACCATTACCAGATATTAATATCACAATACCCGACATATCTTACTCCTAGTTTGGTGGGCCCGGGAGGACTCGAACCCCCGACAACGTCGTTATGAGCGGCGCGTTCTAACCAACTGAACTACAGGCCCGTTATTTGGTGATCTCTCCAGGATTTGAACCTGGGACCCACAGATTAGAAATCTGTTGCTCTATCCACTGAGCTAAGAGACCTTTAACAATTCCAACAAAGTCTACTAAGGGCCCACAAAAATGGAATTCCCATCATAAACATTAATAGAATATTGGTGAAGATCTTCATTACTACCGGCGTTTTCCAGTAGCAGGATCATCTGTCTCTTCGCGGGACAACACTTGAATACCACCTTTGTTATAAGCTTGCCCCACAACATATCTAGAACTATACAGTAGTTTAGTCTCTGTGTCAACCATTTTATTTGATTTTATGTTAACAATTTTATTACTTAAAGGGATTTGGTCGGAGTGGTAAGATTCGAACTTACGACCCTCTGGCCCCAAACCAGATACACTACCAGACTGTGCTACACTCCGTTGATTTGAAACACCCATCTTTTTAAGCCATTTATTATGATCAATATCAGCTTGAAGTTGGCGTTTAGTTTTGTTCTGTTTTCGTTTCTTAGTGTTTGTTGTACTCATCCATGGTCCAACAAGATGCATACTCATACTATTCTCTTTCTATCGCTTTATGCCAATATCGATAAATGATTTCTAAACAATCTTTATCTGTATACTTATCAGGGACAGGGATGCCCTTGATCTTCATCCAGATCGTATCTGCAATTTCTCTATCAGTCATAGGTCAAATCATCTCCCTGTCTCTCATTCAATATAGACATTATAGCAAAGATTGTAGTGTTTGTCAAGGGTTATTTTAAAACAATTTAGAATATTTGTCTAATGCATCAAGCCCTCGACTCAATTCTCCAATCTGTGCCGACCATTTGGTCATGACAGCTTGTTTCATTTGAACTTCCCATTGAGGTTTGTCAATTGTTACAGGAGTGTTAAACATCCCTTTGAAGACCATAATATGTTTGCCTGTAGCAGTAGTTTCAACATAATCAAATATCAACATCACATTTCCTTTTTAGGGATTTCTACCTCATGCCAAGCTTCTCCACCGATAGAAGCACAAACGAGTTTTTGTTTGTTTACTACTCCTACTCTAATGATAGTGAAGGAGCCTGATTCTTTGTTTACCCATATTTCTACGAGAATATTCCCCTTTTCAGAGATTCCTCTAAAGTTTATATTTTCATTATATTCTTTCAAAAGAACTTCTTTGAATTTTTCATATAGAAAACAATTTGGTTGCTGGGGCGCAAGTCGCTGAGAATAAACTTTGTTAGGAAAACTAATTAAACAAAGAAGGATTAGGATGAACGAGATTGTTTTCATCGTAGTAGCCTTTAATAGCATCGATCAATCCGGCAATGTTATCGTCCCTCTTGCCGTAGAAGGTCTGTGGAGGCTCTTGATCGACGCCAATTAGTATTACAAAACGATCCACAGGCATACCAGTTATTTCTTCTAACATAATACAATAAGCAGTGGCTTGCATATAATATGCATTAACCCACTCACGCTTTTTCAATTTGGCTGAAGTCTTAAAATCAACTACCGCCGTCGTACCATTCCATTTACAAACAAGATCTACACGACCTGCTATACCTAAATGTTTAGAATATAGCGGCAACTCTTGTCCATACACTTCACCAACAAAACCATCCATCACCTCCTGCATATTCATAAACATTTCTTTATCTAAAGGAGACTTAATGTTCAGTTCTTTATTATTTATATAATCTTCACACAATTTATGAATTCTTGTGCCTCTATTAGATGATACTCTTGATACTCGATTCGCTTCTTCATTACCCACTCGTTTTCGCCAACTATTAATACCATCTCGACTAAGACGGCCTAATACTGTAGTAATAGAAGGAAAAGCACCGTCGGGAGTTTTGTATACTCTCCCGACATCTGTTGTAATTGCTTCAAGTTCGGGGGCATAAAGTGTGTTATGTACAAACATCTAATTCACTTTCTTATCAGGATCCCAGTCATTAGGGAATTCGCCGTGGTTCCAAGCATTGGGAAATAAGGGGTCTGACTCCATATGACCATATAGAAGATCGACATCAACAAGATACTTTTGTCTGGTTTCTTCCCAAGATATATCCTCCTGATTGAAACCGCCAAATAGAATATCATCTGATGCAGCATTTCCCACATCTTCTGAGTAAGTATTATCTACAGCAGTAATAACAAGATCTTTCTTGTCTAAAAATTCTTCTAACAACTCTAGTAGATATTCATTAGTATATTTCTTCAAATCGTCTGCCATGTATGGAAACCTTCTTTCATCACCCTGGCGTAGGGCAGGGGCTGTACAATAATCAAGAATTAATTCAATCAATTTATCACGCATGATTACTTATTCCTTTGGGCCAAAGGGGGTTCCAACATACTTTGGAAGAACCCCGTTCAACTCATCTCCTTGCAGTCCAGAAAAAGTTACTACTGTCTGAACTGCATATGAATATTGATATCTATTATTACAAACCATACCATATAATTCATTCAAGTCACGTTTCTTCATTTCTCGTCTCCTAAATAATATTATTCCTTATCTTAGAAATAATATATGATTTAACTAATTTACTTCTAACAATGTCATCTTCTAAAAATTCCACTGTTTTGAACTCTTCTATTGTAGCAAGAATCTTCATGAATGTCAAGAGTCCTTTTCGTTCATCGCTACGAAGTAAATCACTCTGTCTGAAATCCCCACAAAATAGAATTCGACTGTTTTCTCCAAGTCGGGTAATAATGGAGTCTAGTTCGTGGAAGTTTAAATTTTGTGCTTCGTCTACGATTACAATAGTATCTTCTAGTGTTATTCCCCTTACATAAGATGTAGTTACGAATTTAACAAGATTTTTGCCTTTAAGTATTTCGTAGGCATCTCCTCGGCCAAATAAGTCGTTACAAATATTAATATAAGGTGCTTCGTATACTTTACTCTTTTCTTTATCTGTTCCTGGTAAAAACCCCATGTCACGGGTTGGTACTACGGATCTTACTATAGTAATAGATGTTTGTTCTGTGCATTCGTTAATGATATCATATAATGCAAGATAAAGAGATATATATGTTTTACCTGTCCCTGCTAGTCCGTGTAGAAGTAAGTTGTATTCTTTATTATAGAGATTAAAGGTTTTTCCTTGATTTTCTGTTTTCGGTACAACATTTCGTAACTTTAGAGAGTTATTATTATTTCTCCTAATTTGTTTTTTTTGTTTCCTAGTTAGCTTCCCTGGAAAGTGAGTAATGTTGTCGAATTCTTCTACTGTTAGTAAGGACATTAATCGTACCTCTATGCTAGATTGAAAAATACTATCCCGCGGTATCTCCCTTTGCAATCCTTTTAGCTCTCCATTTATCTACTGCTCGTCTTGATTTTACCTCCTTTGTTGACTGACTAGAACCCATGGAAGCGGCTAAAGCACTGTTTGGGTGTGCCGAGGAAACTTTATGCAGAACTTCACCCCATCCATTATCATTCTTAATACCTCCAACACCACTTACGATGTTCATAGCATTAAATACTTGTCTTACATTTGGGTGTGTGGAGATATATGTATCTCTGTCTGCCATAGACAGAAATTCGTCCCATTCCATGCCGGTCTCTTCATTGAAAAACGTATAATTAGGCATTCTGTCTCCTATAATATATTTCGTGTCTGTATTGCATTCAAGATAGTGCGCTTTTCTTCGTCGGCATAGCGTGACCAGTGTGCTACTTCCCGTAATGTCCGCCAACAACCCAAGCAGTACTTGGTTTTGGTATTAATATGACAGACCCCAACGCACGGGGAGTTTAGCGTATAGTCGGTGTTCATCTTCTATTTATTACGAAGTGTATCTCTAAGTTCATCAAATGGGCGTTTCATTAGGTCTTTGAAATTTTCTTTCCATAAACCCGAATACTCACTATCTTGATATAATCTGAATACGGGAGAACCTAAAGTATGATGAATATTGTATGGCAATTCATCTTTCTTCAACCCATAATATTCTTCTCTGTCCATACCTTCACCAACCAAATAATTCCATTTTCTATCTAAAGAACCGATGTCTTCTTCATTGAAAGACTCAAATCGATGTAAGTGTGATGGAGTGTTATCATTGGCCCAATCCAATGTACGATTAGAAACCTCTTCATGATTGCAATTCCATAATGTAACACTACTCCAATTCTTCTTAGGATAGACTTCTTGTCTACTACCATTTACTCCATTATAGCTACCATAATCAGAAATTTGCATTTTCAATGCTTCTGCTGGTACATAATCATGTTTACATACTGATACTGGCTTACTAAGATCTGCTCCTAGGATAAGATCGTCTACAGAACGAGTAAACATCATATCACAATCAAGAAATAATGCTAAGGACGCTCCAGTAAAAGGAGCCATATTAACTATAGGCGCAGCTAGAAATCTAGTCATAGTGAATTCAGTTGAACCACGTTTGTCTAGTTCTCTATTAGTATATCCATAAGCAAATAACTGACTATAAACTAGTGGGATGATATTATAACTAATTACACTGCTATGACTACGAATAGTATGCGCCAGAATTTTAGCACATATATCTTCTCTCGGATCATATCCTATGAAAATAGTTAGTTGTTTTTTACCAGCACTTTCTAATGGATCAAAAAGATTACTCATTCGAATGAGATCAAAAATTGGGTTCATCAATCAATTCTTTCTCAAATAGTTTATATGATAGTCCATGCATATTAGTCGATTTACAGTTATAGAAATCATATTGTTTATCAAAAACAAATACGAAATCTACTAAATTATTATGAGACATAAACCAATCTAGATATTGAATTCTATTTGGATTGTCTCTAGCATTAGTTCTAGTTTGAGCAGCCCCATCAAACATATTACTTA